AATGCTTGAGCTGGCCGATTCGGCTCAAAAGGCCTGCGGCTGTCCGATACGCGATCCGCTGGTGGCGCTCGATTTTCTTGCGCACCTTGCGGCATTGGCGCGTGAAGCGCAGGAAGTTTTTTCGGCGCATGGTCGTGTGATCGCGGTAAAAGCGATACCCGACGTAATCCAGCGGCCGCGCTTTCAGAGGGAACACCTGCCAGTTGCCTTTCATTTGCAGCCGCAGCCGCTTTTGCAGATACTCGGCAATCGCTTTCCGCACACGATGCAGCTTCTTTTTGTTCGGGCCGAAGATGACAATGTCGTCCATGTACCGCACGCTGTACTTCACACCGTCAAGCGTCGTGATGTAACGGTCGAGCGATTCGAGATAGAAATTTGCGAGCCACTGGCAGATGAAGAATCCAATGGCCAGCCCCTGTTCGCAGGTTTGCAGGATCTCCCACGTCAGCTTGAGATACTTCTTGTCCTTGATCTTGTGCGCCAGTATCCAGATCAGCTTGCGGCGGTCGATGGAATGGTAGAAATGGTGAACGTCCATTTTGCAAACATACCGGCTCCCTTTTTTGTCGTGGTGAATGACGCGCTTGCAGCGGCGAAGCACATGCTTTCCACCGCGCCCCGGTACCGATGCGCAGCACCAATAATTCATCCCGCGCAGGAAGACCGGCGCCGCTGCCAAAACCATCAATGTGTGGATGATACCGTCGGGGAAGAACGGGACGTATTCAATTTCTCTCCATTTTCGACCGCTGCGGTCATAGATCTTGCGTTTCTTCGGTTGTGCTGGAACGAATGTCTGCGTTTGCAAAAGATCATAGACGCGATCCGCGTAGCCGTCCACATCAGCCAGCACCCGCCTCACGTCATACCGATCATGCTTGTCCTTTGCGCCAACCAAAATGGCGGCGAAAATGTGTTCTTTGTCGCACATCCATTCATACAGGAATCCTTTTCTTTTTGGCATTTGCCTCGCTCCTTGTTTGCCATCGGGGTCTTTCCAGATACCTTGCGGCCGTACTAAAGCCCGTCCTGTAACGGCAATATTTCCACCAAGCGGTGAGGGAGAATCTGCGCAAAGAAATGGAGCATACAAACAAGTAGGCGGGCGCCGATGTTCGGGTTCGCGTTGGACGAGTTGTAGTTGCCATTGAAGAAGAACAGGCCGCAATTCGCAGCGGTATTGTTATAGTAGCCGCCGACGGCAGGCAGACGCCAGCCGGTGTTCGAATACACGGGCGAACCAGAAGCCATCGCACAAGCTGCGCAGATAATCCCGTCAAAATTATACTGTCTATGCGTCGGGAAGATCCGAAAACGGGAGAAAATAACGGAATACGTTATTTTGAAAAATATACGCGCCGCGCTTCGCGCGGATATATAGGGAATGGCGCTGCCGCGCCAGAGCGTAAGACGATCCGCTCTGAAAACGGAAGCCCGCGGGGGCTGCGGCCCCCGGTCCCCCATTAGGGGATATAAAGGAGGCGGGCGCCGATGCTCGGGTTCGCGTTGGACGAGCTGTAGTTGCCAAGGGAGAAGAACAGGCCGCAATACGCAGCGGTAGCGTTATAGCAGCCGCCGACGGCAGGCAGACGCCAGCCGGTGAGCGAACACACGTAGTCGGGGACGTAGGTTGTCTGGCTTCCGCCGGTTCCGGTCGGGATGAACGCCCACGGGAGGGCCGTGCAGTTGCCGAGCGTTTTGATATAGCCGTCACTGCTCGGCAGGCTGAGTCCTGCCGACGTATAGTTGGTAGACGTATCATCCGCATACTTCGACGGATCGGTGCAGATATAAGCCGCGCGGTTGTTGAAGTTGATGCCGTCGAGCCAGTCGTAGACATTGCCCCATGGGTTTTCGATACCGCGATACTGTACGCCACCCGCGCTTGTTCTGGACGAAGCTGCCGTACCCGTATGGTAGGTCATGCTGTCTGTCGTGCCTGTTTTGGAAACCGACGATACGCCGACAATGCCGTTGCCGATTTTGCTCTGGCTGTCCCAGTTTGCATACTCGACAAGATAGAGCAGCCAGACCGCGCACCACGACGCATAATCGTACTGCTGCCACTTGCTGCCCTTGTTCCGGGAATTTGTGCGGGCCGTAGCGCGCGTGATGCTCGTCAACGGATTCGCACCAGACTTGGAGTAGTAGCTGGCAATCGTGTTGTAGCGGCCAACATAGCGGCCAGAGCCGGGGTGCTTGGCAAAGCCGGTGAACGGCGCATTGGCGACGTAGTAATAGATCTTGCTGTTGGTGCTGTCGTAGACGATCTTGTAATAGAATTCTGGAATAAAGACCATCGTGTCATCGGATGTCCGGGAGAAGCCAGACTGTCCTTTTTTGTACGACACCGCGCCGCCAATGATGTTGTATTCTTCCATGCCCTGCCACGGCATGAAGTCATCAAACGGTGAGCTGCCAGCACCTGTGCCGATGGCTGCGCTCGGCTCTGAGGACACGGTGGCATTGACGTAGCCGTTCGGGTCGTTGCTCGGCGTCAAACGGGAGAGCGCCGTCGAGGAATTGCTGTACGTCCAGCAGACACCGAAGATCGTCACGAACACGCACGACACCGTGCAGGTCTTGTTTGCAGGCGCGTTGTAGTTTGTGTCGCTTGCAACGGAAACCGTGATTGTGACGGTGCCGGAGTTTTCGTCCACGCTCGTCACGGTCACAACGTTTCCGGAAAGTGAGACTGCGGCAATCTCCGGATGGTCGGACGAAACGGAGATCGTACCCGTGCCGAGCCGCGTCACGGTGAAGGAGTCTGTCAGCTTTCCGTCCTCCAGCGTGATCGCGGTCTTGCTGAGCGTCAGCGAGCCGTCCGCTTTGCCGATCTTCCACGATACGGTTTTCGCTGCCGTCGTACCGTCTGCCCACTGGTAGAGCGCCGTATCTTTCAGCGTGAATTTTGCGCTGTACGTGCCGGCGTTCGTGCCGCTGGTCGTGCCGCCGAGCGTCATCTTTGCTGTATCGTAGTTGTACCACGCCGGGCTTTGCGAGCTGCCCGAATACGTCAGGCTGCCGCTCTGGCTCGGCACGGTCACGTTCGTCTTGGTGACGGTGACGGCCTGCGTTGCGGTGCAGGAAATGCCGCCCTCCGTGTAGCGAATCGTGACGCTGGTGCGGCCTGCTTCCAGACCGCCGCTCGGCTCGACCGAAACGCCTGTTGCAATCAGCGTGGCGCCGTTAGAATACGTCGCCTTGACAACCATGCCAGCCGTCGAAAACTGCTCGCCAGCCTTGTAGGCGGTCTTCGTAGGCGGCGTTGTGATCTCAATGGACGTGAGCTTGATGCCGCCGCCGCTTCCGCCGATCATCTGAAATACTTTGCTCATTGTGCGACCTCCGCTCTGAAAATGTTCACCGAGATTGCGCTTGTCGGCGTGTCGGTGCAGGTGAACGGCATTTTTCCGTTCTCGGTGATGTCTCCCACTTTCACGCCAGCGTCGCCCCACGCTGTAAGGCTTGCGGAAACCGGCGTTACAATGTAGGCATAACCGGATTCCAGAAACCGTGCGTCTTCCAACGTCTGCGCAAGATCCGCCCAGCCGTTGACCGGCAGCGACAGCGTGAACGAAACAGCCTTGCCGCTTTTCTTGGAAAACAGATCCGCGTGGGCCTGCGCGGCGGTGTTGTGTGCGGTAACCGCAGCGGCACCAGCACCTGCAGATTCAAAATTGCTGCTGTCTTTGAACGCAGCAGAGCCGAGGTCGGCCAGCCACTTCATAATGCGTCCAAGAAGGACTTTCATTTCCAGACCGGATTCAAGCTGCGTTCTCGTTGTGGACTGCGTGAAGGTGGGTTTCAGCGTGCCGCCGTCGCCGTCCTTATTCAGCTTCGCATCGAACAGGTCTTCGTGCGCCGTTGTAGACTCGTTGTGATTCTTGACGGCGTCTTTTTCTTCCGCTCCGACCATCGCTGCGGTATAGTCACCGGTTTTCGGGGTGACCGCACCGGAACGGCTATTGAACGAAGTCACGCCGCCTGCAGGGCCGAGCAGGCTGACCGGTTCGGGGTTCGGAAGACCGCCGTCGTTCGTCCAGCTCAGAATACCAGCTTCGGAAACGTGCGGCGTAAAGATTACGCCGGGATCGCCCTGCGTGCCGCGCGATGGATAGCCCGAATCGACGAACGCGCCCTGTGCGCCATCCCACACGTACCAGTTTTCATTTGTACCGATATAACAGGCTCTGCCCGCAGCCGACACCAGCGCGGACGCAGCGGCGCTGATAAGCTCGACTTCGGCGTCGGTGAGCGCTTCAGCAAGCGTAGAGATTGGGACACGACGAACCTTGCCGCCAATCGACGCGAGGATAAAGTCGGCAATCGCCGCAGAGGCGGCAATCGGCTTGGAATTTACGGTTTCTTCTGCCATACGATCACCCC